GTCAGGAACTTCCTCACCTTGAAGGATTTTATCAAGGTAGTACTGTGAGATACCTAACTCATCTAAACTATGTAATGAGTTAGGTATCTCACAGTACTACCTTGATAAAATCCTTCAAGGTGAGGAAGTTCCTGACATGGTAAAAACTAAGATTGTCAACATGGTTGCAGAGGAAGATGAGGACGCAGAAGTTATCTCAATTTCTAAGACTGAAGAAGACTTCATCCTTGATGCACCTATTGATACTTTCCCTGATAAGGTTAACCGTATCTCCTATCTAAACTATGTTCTAAATAGCACAAAAGCAAACAAAAACCACTATTGGAGACAAGTGCTTACTAAGAATGGATCTAACACAGAAGAGGAAACTGTGGATCAATTAGAGCGTATGGTAAATGCTATCCTGAAAGGTAACTGGAAAGTCACTGAAGAGGATGTACCTTACATGATTAAGCTTCCAAGTTACCACTACTTAACTAAAATGGTTGATGGATCTACAGGATGGTCACTTGTGCAAAATTCAAACACTGTGGTAGGAAGCAGTAAAGAAGAATTGTTTAAACAGTACCCTGAGTATGAAGATTTTATTGTGCAAGAACCTCTTAATGTTGTGAGCTTTAAGCCACAAGGTGAACATAGCAAGAAGTTTAAACCTCAGGCTAAAAAGAAAGGTTTTGTGATCCGAGATGCAAGAAAAAATTATTAATTATGCTCTTATCTTTGGATTCCTATTGTTGACCCTTTGCTGTTATGCCACTGTGACCTCACAGAAGGCTCAAATTGAGCATTTAGAGTATCAGGTGGGGAAACTTAAGGGTGAGTTGAAACAGAACCATGAGGAGCTTAATAGCAAGGTCTATTCACTTGACATGAGATTCAAAGACATGGTTTATTATTTGGAAAATGGAGTAAGTAGAGGTGGATAATGACAACTTATAGTGTAAGTCGAGTAAAAACATTTTTGGACAATCCTTGGAAACACTGGTGTAAATACCTAGCAGGATACAAGGAAAAGCAAGATCCTGAAGTAACACAGTACATGGATCGTGGAACATACTTCCATAGAGGCATGGAGCTTTTAGCACAGAGTAAAGGTAAAATGACTCAGGAAGACCTTTATGCTAAGCTACGTGAGATCTATGCAGAATCAGGATTCCTAGAGGAAGCTAAGCTATCAGGAGAGCTTGCTATTGATCGTTACCTTTCAGAAGGTGAACCTGTAGACTTTGAGAAAATCATTGAAACTGAGCATCAAGTGTATTATGACCTTCCTAATGGTCACCAATTCACAGGTATCATTGATGCTGTTATTCAGAATGATGATGGAACTGTGACCATTGTTGACTATAAGACTCACTCTACAGCTCCTACAGATGATGAATACCGTTACAGCCTTCAAGGTAACTTGTATATGTATGTGTATACACAGTTAGGCTACAATGTACGTGATATGATCTTCGACTGTGTAAATCCTAAGATTAAGCTCACAGGAAGAAATTACAAACGAAAGACAATCCGCCTTGTGTATAATGAATACCGTACTAAAGACTTCTTTGACCAGTTTGTACATCTTGTAGACCTAATTGAGTCTGATCCTGAGTTCAAACTATACATTCCAGGAAAAAGTGGACACAAGCCTGATGCCTATGATTACCTCTATAAAGTCTACATTGGTGAGATGATGGAAGACTTAGATGAATTTATTGAGAAAAATTTTCAAAAAGGGTTGACAGTCCAACCCAAAAATGATAGAATAGCTTTGTTGGGTTATCCAGCAATACACTATAAGGAGGAATCAAATGATTAGGTTCATTTGGGCACAGGATGCTAATGGTTTGATTGGAAGTAAAGGAAAGATCCCTTGGTACAATCGAGATGATCTTAACTACTTCAAGAATCAGACAACAGGTGGCATTGTAGTCATAGGAAGCAGGACTTGGTTCTCTCTAGGATGCAAACCACTAAAGAATCGTCATAACATTATCCTGACAAAAGAGGATGACATTAAAGGTTATGACCAAGAGGATGTCTACATTGCTCACACAGCAGAAGAAGTCATTGAGATCTATGAGAACTCTAGCCTAGATCTTTGGATCATTGGTGGAGCTATGACTTACAAGACTTTTGAGCCTTGGTGTGAGGAAGCTGTGGTAAGCACAGTTGAAGGTGAGTATGAAGGAGACACTTACTATAAGGGTCTAGAGAATAAGCTCACTGAAGAGAATGTAGTGGTTACAATGAAAGGTAATGGTTTCACTGTGAAACATTATAAGGTGAAATGATGGTAACAGAAGATGCTTGTATCTTTTTATGCCTTGTATTTGGGTCTCTAACATGGATTATTGGTTATTTCATTGGAAAATGGAATAAAGAAGATAAACGTGCAGACATAAAAGGTACAAAACTAAAACTCATTGAAGGTATTGATGGAGTTGCATCAGTACAGCTTACACCTATCCGTTATGTAGAACTTCTCACAAAAGAAGAAGAGTGTAATGAGTTGAAACTAGCTATTAAGAGGTTTGCAGATGAAACTCCTAAGGGAACTTAAAGACTTAGTATCCCTAATGGGATGTGCTGTAGTATCAGTAGCTTTACTAGCTATCACACTTAAGCTTATAGCTATTGTATGGAATTTCATTATGTCATGGTAAAAAGATGAAAGAAGATATTATTAACCCTAAGCGTTACACAGGAAACAGGCTAGAGTGCTGGGATTTTTGGATTGTAGCTAAACTCAATCCATTAGTAGCATCTGCTGTTAAGTATGTGTGGCGATATAAAGACAAGAATGGAGTAGAAGATCTTAAGAAGGCTCTTGTGTTCTTAGATAAAATGAAGAATACACCTCAGGAAGCTCTCTACTTTGAAAAAGGTGAGTTCTTTGCAGATGATTGGTTACTTGAAAGTATGAGTGATACTCAGAGATTCATTGTAAACACATCTGTGCAAACAACACATGAAGATTTATATAAGGTAGCTATTAGTGATATGGAGATTGCTATTAACTACTTGATTAAAACAGAATATGGAGATGAAAGTGACTAACGCACAATTATTAATTTTTATCTTACTATTGCTTAATTTTCTCTTGGATCTCTACTACTTCTTTGAGAAGACAAGTAAGAAAACAGTTAAAATTAAGTATAAAGACAATGTAGCACACCTTGTGGATCTCATAAAAGGAGATTGGATTGACCTAGCTTCACCTAAGAGTATTGTTTACAAGAAAGGTGATCTAGTTCAGGTTGACTTTGGAGTAGCTATGGAGTTACCTCCTTACTATGAAGCTCATATTGCACCAAGATCAAGCCTATTTCAAAACACAGGCTTGCTTCTCACAAATGGTGTAGGAGTTATTGATAACTCTTACTGTGGTGATGAAGACTATTGGGGAGCTAAGTTCTATGCTACACGTGATGGACTCATTGAAGAAGGACAGCGTTTGTGTCAGTTCAGACTCATTGAGAATCAACCAAACATTCATTTTAAAGAAGTAGACCACTTGGGTAATGAAAACCGTGGTGGTTATGGAAGCACAGGAAAGTAGGAACAAATGAAATTACAAAAACTAACTAAAATTAAATTACACACACTGACAACATTCTATGGTGAACCTGGATCAGGAAAGGCGGAGTACATTGGAAATATTATCCATACGCCTTCAGGCATCAAACTTTTTGGTGACTTAAAGGTAGGAGACTTTGTGTTTGACCGTTTTGGTAAGCCAACAAAAGTTGTAGGTATCTTCCCTCAGGGAGACTTGGATGCCTATGAAGTAGAATTAACTGATGGCCGTAAAGGTGTCTATAATGATGAGCATCTTTGGGGTATTCTTACTTCACGAAACAACATCAGTGTGAAGTCACTTAAACAACTAATGGAAGAAGGTATTTCAAGAGTTGATGAAAAAGGAAACACACATAGTATTCACTCAATTCCTACCCACTCTTGGATTATGTATGATGAGAGACCTGTGGATACTGATCCGTATGTACTAGGAGCTTTCCTAGCTAATGGAAGTCTATCATCTAAATACTTAACATTGAGTACAGCAGATGAATTTATTGTACGTAAAGTTGCAGATATTTTAGGGTATACCTATAAAAAGAACTCAGAAAAGGACTATAGCTGGTCATTCTACCTAGAAGAAGGTAAGAAAGTTAAGACAAGTGACATTAATTTCTACGGAAACCTTGGTAAGCTTAGTCATGAGAAGTATATCCCTGAAGAGTACCTTGTGAACTCTAAGGAGGTTCGTTCAAACCTTTTGAAAGGTTTAATGGATAATGATGGTACTATTGGAACTAAGCAATACGGGTGTAAAGTAAGCTACTCTACTTCTAGTGAACAGCTTATGAAAGACTTCACTCGCTTGGTAGGTAGCTTGGGATACTGCTATGGTGTAAGTGAGGATAAGCGTAAAGATAATGTGAATTATACTATTATTCCACAAGTACCTAATAGTGAGAAAAAACATTTATTTACACTACCTCGCAAGCTAGATCGTGCACTATCTGTAGAGAACAATGAGCTTAGAAAAGATTTCAAACGTGTAGGAATCAAGGCTGTTCGTCCTCTTGGTAAGAAGTTACCTATGATGTGTATTAAAGTTGACAATGCAGAAGAGTTATACTTGTCTAATAACTTTATTGTTACACATAACACTACCTTCATCAATACACTCCCAGGAAAAGTATTGGTGATTGATACTGACCGTGGCTTAGCTTCAGTGTCTCCTGATGAGCGTTTTGCTGTAGCAGAATGTCACACATGGGATGATGTAGTGGAAGCTATGAACTTTGCTAAAGGCTTTGATAGTATTGCTGTGGATCACTTCACAGGAGTTCAAGAGCTTCTTTACAAGCACCTTATGGAAAAGGCTTCAAGCAAGAAGATGACTCTTCCTATGTATGGTGAAGCATCAACTATCCTCAAAGGACTTGTTGACGAACTTGTGGCTATATCCTATGCAGGTAAGAATGTGTATGTTATCTGCCAGCAAAAATCAGTCAACCTTGAAGATGTTGTTGATGAAAACATTCCAGCATCTATCATTCCTAACTTAATGGAAAGTGTTGGCAAGTACCTTACAGCATCAAGTCGTGTTATTGGACACACTGAGCGAGTACTCAAGTCTAAAGTAGTTAAGGGTGTTAAGAAGTCTAAAGATTTCTACCAAGTACGTTTGTCAGGAAACCCTTCATACAACTTAAAGGTAACTCGCAAACCTGGACTAGCAATTCCTGAAACTGTGACTAACCCTACTTGGGAAACAATTGTAGGATATACAGATGGAACAACACAAGCTAAAGAAGCTAAATCAAAAGAAGCTAAAGAAGAACCTAAGGAAACAAAAGGAGAATAACTATGTCAAAACTATCATTTAAAGCAAAAGCACCTGAAGTCCGTGAATTTATTTACACACCAGGACGATATGAAGTACTTGTGGAAGCTGTAGAGCAAGGAACTAACCAAAACACAGGAGCACTTTTCTACAAGTTTGTGCTTCGTGGTAACTTTGGTGAAAACCTTACAATGTTTAACTTGTTTGTACGTGACAACACTTATGGACAAGAACAACTCTACAAGATCATTGAAGCTGTAGGTCTTGATCCTAACTCAGATGATATTGACACAGATGATATTGTAGGTAAGTACATGGGAGTTGAGATCAAAGAAGGTGTTCCTTACAATGGGAAACGACAATTCAATGTACGTGACATCTTTGCTCTTGATGAAGAGGATGAAGATGGGGCAGAAGAAACCTCATCTTCAGATGATGATGATTGGGCAGATGCAGAATAATTAATGGTATCCCTAGTGGATACCTTACACAGAGTAGCTAGGGTCTCCTTATAGATTACATTTTTTATTTCGATTACCAGCACTTGTGATTCCCACACTAGCTACTCTCTGTAAGGTATTTACTTTTTTAACAAGCCTAGTTAGTACAAAAAGACTTTCCATAGATATTTCTACACCCAAAGTTATTCTCACGATTTATGTTCTATTTATATTTTTGATTTCGCTTCTATTACCCAACTAACTAGGCTTCTTAAAGGAGTAAATATGAATAAACTTGAAGAGTTTAAGCTCTATGTGTTAAAGCGTAGAGATGCCTTTGAGCACAAGTACAGAATAGGTAACAAGACTGTGGGAGATCTTTACAGATATGATCTTCCTAACAATCTAAAATACCTTGATGACATGTCTCAGATGTTCATACGGACGCTTAACACATCTAGAGTACCCCTTAGGGATAAGCTTCTTACTGTGTATGTGTATCGTTACATAGGTCATGAAAAGTATGTCAGAAGATGTACTAATGAACATGATGTAATCACAATACATCAACTAGAGAAGTTAGCAACTAAGCTAAACTCAGCTAAGGCTAAGCTCTCTCCTAACTACAAGTCTCCTGCTATCCAGGTAATGACTAGAGAGCTTAATAGAGGAGAAAGGTTTCTTGCTTCCTGTGCAGATTTCATTGACAAGCTTCCTGATGATCTATTCTATGGATGGAAGTGTAGTGAGATCTATAGATACTATAATAAGAAGTGTGATGTGTATGGACTGAGTAAGTTCACAGCTTATAACCTAGCTACTGACCTAGCTTACATTAATGAGCTACACATTGAACTAGACTTTATTAATGGATGCTCACCTAGCATGAGAAAGATGTACCTTGAAATTGTAGAGAAGGATAGGTTTAATGCACAGGAGTATAAGAAGTTTGCTATTGACTTCATGAAGTGGTATCTAGATCAGCCTTTTGCAGATAGCAAAGAGAGGATCATTACCCCTAATGATGTAGGACACATGCTTGTGGCTTACTATAAGCTCACAAGAGGTATGTGTAAGATTAGATACCCTAAGAAGACTAGGGTTAAAGTTAGTGACTTGGTAATATCAAGGAGTATGTATGAATTTTATAAAGGTGTACCAAGTGAAACTGATTGATGAGCTTGGTAATTGTTACTATGATGAAACTATCTGTGGCTTTAAGAAGAGACAGAAGTTCATCAAGAAATGGTCAGGAGATGATCAGATTACTAGAGTTCAAAAAGGTGATATAACTATTTATATAAAGAACTGTGGAGAGGAGTTATGGTCGTATGAATGTTGATATTGAAAAGGTTAAGTTAGCAGAAGAGCCTAAGTCATCACCAGCTAAGGCATCTGATGAGTATATCAAGCTAGAAAGAGAATTTGACAAGCTTACTGAAGCTATTAAGCTTTCTCACAGCACAAGAGAAAGAAAAGCTATGCGAGCAAGAAAAAAGAAGATCCGTGAACAACAGAACCTTCTTTACTATCAAATGCTTTACTCAGGCTACATTGAGTACACTCAGACTGTGCTAGGGTTATCTACACCACAAGCACTGTATAAGAGACTCAAGAAGCACAAGAAAAAATAAAGAGAGCAATTAAGCTCTCTTTTTATTTTGGACAATTACAGTCATCCTTAGGAAGTTCTGTAAGTTTAAGACATTCAGGAGTATCTTGTGCATCCATGATAGGAGTGTACTCTAGCTTGAATTGGTGTACACGGAATACACCTGAAGAAGAGTTAGCAGGCTCTACTCTCACCTTGACGTGCTGTCCAGCAGGAACAATAATACTATCAGACATCTCCATAGCACCATCTGAGATACCAGTCATCTGCCAGTGTACTCCACGGTTCTTTCTAAGGTCTTCAGTATACTGTTCTCCTGAGTGATAAACTACAATCTCCATTGTGTTATCCTGAGCAGGATTAAGAGTAGTACCATCAGCACACCATCTAATGTAAACACGATACTTTCTATCAGTTTGCTTTCTTCTTCCATCATCAGACTCACCAGCTACAACTCCTGTAGTAGAGTCCATGTAGAGGTCTAAGTCATAACCATCTGTGATAGGGTGATAGAAGTCAGCAGAAGACACAGCAGAGTTTCTAGCATAGTTTACTTGAACAGCACCTACATCACCCATCTTAGATAGGTATTCAGCCATACACTGAACCATATCCCACAATGCGCAGATGTTTTGGATGTAGTGGTTAAGTTGACAAGCAAGCTTCTTCATGAATGAACTGAAGAACTTAGGATTGTAGCATTTCTGACTCTCAGCCATACATGCAAACCGTCCTACACCCTTGTTATTTTCATCTACTAGTCGTTGACAATCTGCAACAGGAATTTCATCACAGTCACATTCATCATACCAACAGCGATCCTTAGGATTCTCACCATAACTAGTGAATGTAGCTTCATTCAGTCTAGTTGTTTTATCATCAATAGCCATTAGTCACCAATCTTTCCTTGTGCTTTCCACTTACCACCCTTGCGAATACGTGATGGTGAGTAGTTTTCTTTACCAGTATCAGTAGCATAGATTTCAGCATTAGGTTTAGTATCCCAAAAGTTTTGGTTAGCTGTTCTTCTAATCTTCATCCACTGTCTTGTAGTGTTAAGAGACTTCCAAGCATTAGACTTTCTAATAGCCCATGGTCTAATCTTAGCATTTTCTGTGTAGTACACAGTAATGACATTGTTACCTTCAACCACAGTGTGAGTATAGGTAGTCTTCTCAGGGGCATAGTTAGTGATAGCAGGAGCATTGTAGCTTACATTGCTACCAATAGTCTGATTACTTAGAGTTACATCCCCATGTAGAGGTTGATTATTAGCCTTATTAAGATGCTTAACAATAACATTAGCAGTAGTGGGAATTTTCTCATATCTAAATGAGTAGTTTCCATTACCTGTTACTCTAGGTACATTGATAGGGTTCTGACCTGGCACAAGCCTATAACCTGAGATGCTAGGAGGGTCTTGTCTAAAAGGATCTCCATAAGTCACAGGAGTGTAACTTTGAGTCTTAATCTCTCTTCCTGTGTCCTTGTCAATATACTTCACAATCTGACCGTACACAGGGTTGTATCTGAATGTAAGCTCCTTAGTTTGTCCTGAAGGTACTGTAACAGATTGAGTTCTATTGCCAGTAATCTTATAAGTAGCCCTATAGATCTCAGGAGCAGTGTGTGATTGACTTGTATCACCAGGTACTTTCTTAGTATCAGTGTTAAGTGTAGCCCCTGTAACATTATCTACATACTTGATTACAAGTGTACCCTCTTTAGGAGCTTGAGGAACATTAAGGATGCTTGTGTTAGGCACAGTCAAACTGAATGACACAGTAGCAGTTGTTGGACTGAATTGCCATTGGTCAATAGTAGTGGCTACATCTCCTCTTTGTTCATTAACCTTAGAAGAGATCTCAACATCATTAATATTTAGTTGTTTATTAATCGTTTCAGTCCAGTTATTCCCAAAAGCAGGGTCATAGGACTTATTAAAGATGCTCCCTTGTGGTGTATTGATTCCATAAGAGGCATTACCAAAACTACCATAAATTGTAAGTCCAGGAGTCTTAGTATAGGACACAGATTTAATTACAGCTCTAGTATTTCTAGCCTTAACTTTAGTACCTTCTACCACAAGATCATAGTAGATACTTCCTTCAGTGTTTACATGCCCAACAGCAATTTGACCTCCATCAGCAGAGGGAACAAGCATAAGGTTTTCAATCCTAAAACTGTTCCCACTAATGTAGGTCTTTGTACCACTGTCAGTAGAATAGATATTAAGGCTTAGGGCTTGCCTTACCTTAGTAATCTGTTCCTGATTAAGTGTAGCTTGATCTGCCATTAATTAATTCCTCCTGCAAGGTCATTCTCAGTCTTGCCATTGTTAGTTCTAATAAAGGCACTACCATCAACAGTTCCACCAAAGAGGTTAATATTACCTGTGGCAATGTGTCTATCAGGGTACAGATTACCCTCAAAGATAGTTCCACCTGTCTGTTTCCATGCTCCTGAACCTTTAAGATCCTGTAGAAGTTTCTCAAAAGCATCTTTGAGTTTATTGTACTCATTTTTAAGTGTAGTAAACTCTTCAGGTGACACATATTGAGGCAGAGTTATCTTATTACCTCCACTAAGTGACAACTCTCTTGTGTTAGCATTGAATGTTAAATTTTTCCACAGACTAGTACTGTAATTACCAATACCCTGAACTTTGACATTGTTTCCACTTACTTCTATGACTTTCCATATACCTCTATTGATAGTATTTTGGTCTGAGTAGTAGTCCTCTACTGTATCTCCTACTTTAATACCATCAGGATTTCTAAAGTTAGTCTTTTGTACAGTACGTGTGCTAGTTGTATCAGCAGTACCAGGAATATCTCCATCATAGAACCTATGGATACTTTGTGAAGGAAGAGTAACTGAGTTACCACCACTAATTGACAATGTATTATTATTAACTGTCAGAGTTTGCTTATCATTATCAGGTTTGTTCTCTAACGCTGTGATCCTAGCCTTCAATGCAGTATCATCATAGGATGTAGTAGTAGGCTTATCTGTTATTTTATATACTGTTTTTGACATTAGTTTAACCTCGGTAAGTAATAGAATTTGTTGTCAGTAGGGTTCTTTAGAACAACAGTACCTTGAACAGCTTGCATGTAGAATTTTGCGTTCTTGATAGTCATGTTAAGTCTACCAACAACTTCCTCATTCTTCTTGACTTCAATCTCTATAGGTTCTTCTGAGTCTAATTCTTCTTTAGTTATGAAGTGAGTGTAGTGTTCTGTTGTAGACTCAGTAATTATAGTCCATACAATCTTTGGAGTAAACCTGAAGAATACTTTACCATTGCTATCCCAAAATGCTAAGATACCTACCTCAAACTTCAACTCTTGTGGTTGTATGAAACTAGCACTTCCTGATATTCCTTGACTACTTGTGGACAAAACACTTAGGTTAATACCCTCACTAGAGAAGCTTTTATGTAAGTTATACTCTTCATAGTCATAAGACCCTGCATAATCTAAAAGTAGACCTGCTTCTAGTATAGCATCACGACGAACTGTACCATCATTGGCAACAAAATAGAAGTGGTTATCCAGTGAGTCATAACTAAAGCTAGGCTTAAAAACTTCCCTATTAGCAGGAGTTAATTTTTGGAAAAGCCCTCCATTTTTTGTATTGTAAGGAATTTGTCTACTAGTATCTTTAGCCATCTCAAGATGGAATGTTCCATCAGCATCTAAGAATAGACCATTACCTTTAGCTTTATATACTTTAGGTTCTGCACTAGCAGGAAGCTCAATAGAGTTACCTTCTGATATAGATAATGTTCTACCTGATAAGGTAAGAGTTTGCTTAGGATGCTTATAAGTGATATCATTCACACCATTTAAGATAACAGTATTACCATCCACAGAAGCCACTTTAAACATACCAATGTTAAAGTTAGTCTTATCCCAATAGCTATCAACTACTGTGTCTCCTACTTTAATAGTATCAGCATTTACAAGCTTATCTTTTGTGATCCTTACATTCTGTGAGTTACCATTACCTGAGATATCACCTTTAGCAAAGAAAGTATTCACACCAGTAGGTGTCACAGGTTTATCCTCTAAGGCTTTAACTCTAGCCTTCAATGCAGTATCATCATAAGCTAAGGCTACAGTGTCCTTATCCTCAAACTCTACCTCTTTGATAGTACCATCCACAAGGGTATAAGTAAGTTTTACTTTGTTACCATTTCTTGATACATTCACAGATGAGATGAAGTTATCTGTTTTACCCTCTAATGCTTTTAGCCTATTAATCACAGCTGTGTCATCATAAGTGACTCCTCCGCCTTGACCATTCACTTTAATCCATCTAGTTCTATCAGGAGAAAGAATATAAAGGTCTCCATTAGGAAGGAGATACATGTGATCTCTATCACCCATAAACACATCAGGTAGCTTATCCACAGGGGCTACCCAAGTGTCCTCAGCAGGCATACACTGAGTGCACCATGTGTTAGGGTTTCCACTACAAGTTGTACATCCCATTAGTTAATACCTCCTGCCAAGTCATTTTCTGTTTTACCATTATTAGTACGGATGAAGAAGTCACTATCTACTGTGTTAGAGAATAAGTTAATATTACCTGTGGCAATATTTCTTCTAGGAACGAAGTCTCCTTCTAACCCACCTTGCCAAGCTCCACTAGCTGTAAGGTTGTTAATGATCTTCATCAAAGCATTTTTAAGTCTAGTATTCTCAGCTCTAAGATCAGCATCATTATAAGCAGGAGAAGGTGTTGGAATAGTACCTGTAAATGAGATAACTCCATCATTTGAGATACTGATATCCTTACCTGCCTTGTATGTCTTACCTCCTGAGCTATTATTCATCAACCAACATAGTTGTGAGGTGATGTTCTTATTGAAACACCACTGTGAATACATAGCTTTAGATGTTTGCTCAGGTAAGTCACAAAGAGTTGTATCCCTTAGTACTAGGGAATGTAGTTTAATTCTGTCATCATTTTGTTTTTTAAGAGATGCACAGGCGGTTGATCCTGGTACAATCTCTTCACATTGACAGTTAATACAATCTGACATAATTTCTCCTATTTATCATCAATAAAGCAATCAAACTTGCAATCCATTAAGTCACATCCTCCCTTAATCAAAGGGATTGTTTCTACTTTCTTCTCAGGTTTTGGAGGAATAGTAGGCTTCTTAGGAGGTTGCTCATTAAATGGTTTAGGTTTGGTAGCATTGTTCACAGGGGGTTGCTCAGTGAATGGAGGGAAAGGTTTTCTTACAATCTGCTCTCTTGTGTATACGTTTTGGTGTCTATCCCCTGGATTACTTCCTCTTACCTCTACTTTCAAGTGAGTAAAGTTAGCAGGCAAGTTAGTGAATGTCTTATTCCACTTAATAGTTGATAGATGCCAGTTAGGCTCATAAGCAAGCTTTTGTGTATCAGCATGCTTAGCAAGTAGAATATCCTTTTGGACTACTGAATAGTTGTTTCCTCCATCAGTAGAAGCATACACATCAAAGTACCAATCATAAGTACCACCATATTGAACATACCGTCCTTGTAGTCTCCCTCCAACACCAGCCTCATAGGAGTAACCTAAGAGGTTTAATTGGATATCTACAATAGTACCTTCATTATTCTTAGAAGTGAACCCAATACCTTGACCATAACCATTTCTGTGAGCTTCACTGAGGTCAATACCTTGGACACTACCATTAGGTGATCCACCCATAGCAACATCTAGAGGTGCACCATTACGTTGGAATGTACCCCAAGCTTCTTGCCACTTAGTAGCTCCTCCTTGTTGGTTGTTACCTGCTTCATACTCTCTTTTTCTTCTCTCATAATCTGCTTTTCTAGCATTGTAAGAAGCAAGAGCAGAAGCATAGTTAGAGTTGCTATTATTATATGCTTGTAAGGCTCTTTCATATTCAGCCCTTCTAGCATTATAACCATTTAGGCTAGCCTGATAATCAGACTCAAGTCTTCTCTTCTCAGCTTCCCAATTTGATTGGTCAGGAGATGGTTTACTAGCCTGATCTGAGTTGTACACACCAATGAATCTATTGACACTTTCAATTCTATCAGCTAAACAGTGCTGTACTTCACAAACCTTTTGTGCTTTACGCTGTAAGCACTTCATACGTTTAATTATATCACAGATGATCTCAATAATGTTCTTGATATTACACCATATTCTGAAGAAACCATGTGCTGTATTTTCTTTTACTTTACACTCTTCCCCATTGGCAATAGCATCACCAGCCAACTTCACAGAGTCGGCTAGGTCATGCTTCATCTTCTCACATTCATGAGCTTTATAGAACTTTATTCTACATCTGCAATTAGGACAATACTCAAACATAGTGCCTCCTAGCAGTTATCACAGTCAATAACACAGCCTTCAACTTTAGGTAGAGGTGAGTTGTTATTTACATAGGTAGCTCTCACATCACTTGATGTAGGGTCATAATCCCACTGGTCGAGTGTCTTGAATAGCAAGATATCTCCTGTGCTTCCTCCTTGTGGTCTAAGGACTGTTTCCTTACCAATAGAAATTGATCCAGGCTTCTCTGTAAAGCTTGATCCTGCTTGGTAAGATTTAGTCCACACAGTTCTTCCATTTGTGTCTTGAATAGAGAAAGTAGCATTATTACCATAGCTACCACCATCACCTACATATTTAACTTCGTCAAAGTCAACTCTAGATACGTGGGCTTTAACACTACCATCTTCATTCATAGTGTACATGTGAGATACCTTACCAGTGATTGTACCTCTACCTACTTCTCTACCTGCATAAACCATGTTCCACACAATAGCAAAGTCACCATTTTGTTGAACAGTCACAGATGTGAAAGTGTCTCCATATCCAGCAGAATTAGCAGAAGTACCTACACCTTTCATACCAAAGACAACATTCTCAAGCATTTTACCTTTAATATGTTCCACAAGACCTGTGATCCTTTCATCCTGACATTTAGCAATAGAGCACAGCTTATCTACTTTAGACTCTAAGCACTCTAGCTTAGTAAGGATATAGCACAGTTGGTTAATAATGTTTTTAAGAACACACCACACACCGTAGAAGCCTCTTCTAATAGCCTCAGGTAGGTTACACCATTCAGCCTTTAGAATAGCTCTCATTTTAGGTCTAATTTGAAGGTCATTAAGCTCTTGTAGCTTGGTACAGTCTCCAATACCTACATTCTCACAGGAGCAGTCCTTTTGTTTACAAATGTCTTCCATAGTTCCTCCAATAAAAATAGGGAGGGGATATACCCCACCCCCTTAACCAAACAATAAGTGGTTTAAGTTCCAAGCAGAAAGCCAGATTTCTCCTGAAGTTCTAAGCTTGAATTTTCTCCAATAGTAGTTTCCATCTCCTACACCACCTACACCTGTATCACCAGTTGCAGTTTGGTCAAACACAAAGTAGTCACCTACGTGTGTCATTTGGTCAGGAAGTTTAGCACCATTCTTGTCTGTGATGATGATATCCTCTACAGCAATACCATTATCTGTCCAGTTAAATGCTACTGGTACAAGCTCTTTGCTGTATACTTGCCACAAACCATTGACATATTTAAGATCATCTACTCGATAAGCATGTTGCATCTTACCAGGAGCAGAAGGTTTAGGTGTAGCTTTAGAAGGAGTTACATATTCAGCACCTCTAGCCATAGCTACAAGTCTATCAATGTCAATTCCTCCTGGACACGCTGTAGATGATACTTCACCATGCTTAAGGATGTGCTGTCTATCAATAGGGATATTGTAACGCTCACAGATGTCTCTAATAAGCTTAGCAGAGTTTCTATAAGTCTCCTCAGCAATAGTCCATGTAGGAGCACCTGTGTTGTTTAAGTGCTCAATACCAATAGATCGTTGGTTTACTGGATAGTTACCTGCATGGTAAGCAACATAGTTCTCACCAACACATCCCCATATCTTATCAGGAGTTACTTGATAGTGAGCAGATGTACCATGACCTGAAGAAACATACCAAGTATGTCTAGCTACAGCATCATTGGTAGTTGCATTGTGGTGAATAACAATTCTGTCGATCTTAACACGGTTTCCATCAGAGTTCATTGGGTTAGGATCTACACCAGTAATAAGTCCTGAGTAGATTTCACCATTAATATTTTTAGCAGGTACAGCCACAGCAGTGTTTCCTCCTTGTGTTTTAGCTTGTGTAGCCTTCTTCTTAAGTCTAAAGGCTGTAGGATAAGTAGCAGAGTAAGGAAGCTTCACAAGGTTTGCAGAAGATCCTCCTGCTGGGTTAGTAAGTTGACTTCCTTGGTTTTGTCCAAAGAACCATCCAAAACCTCCACCAGCATCATGGTCAAACAAAGCTACGTGAGATACAGGAGTCCATCCAGCTACTTCCATAAAGACAGTAACATCTCCTTCTTCCAATATCTCTACTTCATCAAAGTATTTTAAGATACCATTAGTTCGTCTTTGTTCCCAAAGATCCTTTACGTATCCTGACACAGTGCAGTTGGCATAAGGAACTCCATTCTCCTTACACCATTGTGCATAGAAGTCCCAGCACTGAAAACCGAAGCTTCCATCCACATCTACACCCTTATTCATCCACTTGGATTTAAAGGTTTTGTAATCCATGATTACTCTCCTTGAGATTCATTATATTTTTTGCTTGAGATACCTAGCACAGTACCAGTGAAAGTAGTAAGTAATGCTAGAGTACCTGTGATAGCAGTTGAGTCAAACTTGTACAAAGCTCCTAGCCCTGTAATCAAAGTGATTAAGGCTGGTGCAACTACAGTCACAAGCTTTTTGTATAAGTCATATTGTTTATTTGTTAAGTTCATTTAGTTCTCCTTATTTATTATACTTTCTTAAAGATACCTGGGATTGATAGAATGATACGTTTGTTAAACATCTCAGGGTTAGATACTCCGAAAATTTGAACATTTCTTGAGCCTTTATCAATCCACACAGAAGTGTTGTTATTTCCAATCCAAACCTGAGACTCTACAAGTTCAACAGGAACAGGAGCATCAGGAGGTAGTGTTGCAATAACATCTCTCCAATTTACTTTTGAGGTTACTTTGAAGTCAATCTTGAAGATACCTACACCAGTAGAGCTTGAGTAAGTAAGAGTAACTCTAGGTGAAATTGGTGCATCATGCTCACCTTCCATTACCTTAGATCTATCAGTGAAAGATCCTCTATACACTGTAAGGTCAGTGGCTTTGTTTTCCTGATTTGTTAACAGGTTATCCACTTCCTTCTTAGTGTAAGTCTCAGCTTTCTTGTAGTACTTATCTAAAGCGTTGTCTAGATTCACATTATAAGTAGTTGTAGCATCTGCTTCAGTTTTAGTTACTACAACTCCTTCAGTATCACTAGTAACAACAAATTCTTTCCCTACACCTACTGGTAGAGTCACAGAGTTTCCACCAGAGATACTTAGTGTACTTCCCTCTAAAGACAATGTTTGCTTGTCATTGTCTTCTTTTGCTTCTAAAGCTTTGACTCTTTCCTTAATAGCTGTGTCATCATAAGCCATAGAGATGGTATCTTTGTCATCAAACTCTACTTCACTAGAAGTTCCATCAACCCTAGTGTACTTGAGCTTAACTTTGTTACCTTCTCTAGACACAGTAACATCTTTTACAAAGTTATCTGTCTTACCCTCTAAGGCTTTAATCCTATTGAGCACTTCTGTGTCATCATAGGTAGACCCTCCCTGATTTAGACAGCTAGGGTCAATTACTATCTTTACCATTGGCAATCTCCTCTTCTACATGCCTTCTCATCTTCTCATTCAAACCATGAATGTAATGGTTTCCACCAAGGTCATTAAAGTACTCCTTCACAAGAGGCTCAGTCATATCCCACTTCTCTTGCCAAGTAAACTCAGTAGAGTTGTAGATGTTAAGGTACTCAGAGCGTAAGCTAGAACGCTTAGCCCCCTTAGAAAGCTCCTCAAGTTTATTTCTCTTATGGTTGAGCCAAGCTACACCACAACCACAAGCTGTGGTCACAAAGAGTGTTATACCTGAGATCACAGCTTGGTTTTCTACAATCCTTAAGATCAGTCTATCCATTTAGTTCTCCTATAGTGTTTCAATGACAAAAGTATTAACAGGTTTGTCTTTCTCAATAACATCACCATTAGGTTTTGTTATCTTAATGTGAGAAGTGAAGATTGAAGTTTCTAAGTCAATAGGAGAAAGTGAGTCCCCTATATGTTTACGCTGAGTAATAGTAAACTCAACTTTATATTTACTACTATCAGGTCTACCTTCATTTAGTTTGTCCTCATAATATTTTCTTGATTTTTCTGCAACCTGTTTGATGATACTTTCTGTGAGTGTTTCCCCTTCATAGTTAAGTATTGTTAAGACATTACCATCCATATTGCCATTACCAAATGCTAATTTTGAGTTTAGCACTTCATTAAGGACTTCTTCAGGTGCATCAGGTACAGCAGGTTCTTCTTGAGGAGCTTCTTCTGTGTGAGGTACATTATAAGTTTGCTCTGAAACTACACCATTCAGAGTAGTTCTTACATTCAATACATAGTTAGTCTTACCACTCAATACTTCTGAACCTTTTTCATACTTAGGTCCTTCAAGCACAGCTTCCACAGTAGTTCCTTCAGGTAACTTAGCCTTCAAGTCATTGATAATCTTATCTTCAAAGGCTCTCTTGTCATCATTAGATACTTCAGGAACTTCAACTACTTGACCATCTTTAGCGATAATCTTAGAGAACTTATCTTCTACTCTAGGAAGAGCCTCTAACAAGTCAATATTAGTTTCAGTAGTAGTACCAATACTCATAGGTTCAGACTGATATACTTCACCATTAGGTTTAGTAATCTTCACAACCTTAGTATAGAGAGGAGCACCTGTAGCTTTATCTCCTACATTATCACCAGGAATTTTATTGACTAATACCTCCACAGTATAGTCTTTAAGCTCAGGAATATCTCCTACTTTATCTGTGATCTCTTTCTTGTAAGCTTCAATATCCTCAATAGGAGCTTCCCCAATTAAGGTAATAGTATTGTTCTGATTAACCATATAATTACCTAAAGTAGTATTAGTACTCAACTTACCTGACACAATAGTATCCAACTCTTCATTAGTGAGCACAGGTGTTGGAACAGGTTCAGGCTGTGGCTCAGGAGTAGGTTTAGGTTCTTCAGGAGTGTTAGAGTTTTCTGTGTTAGAAGAAGCAGATTCAGATGTAGATACTGAAGTACTTTCACTAGTTGTAGTGCTTTCTGTAGTTGACTCACTTGTGCTAGTTGATCCTGTAGATGTAGATTCACTAGTTGATTCAGAAGTAGAAGCTTGACTTTCTGAGGTAGAGTTACTTTCACTAGTAGATTCTGACACAGAATTGCTTTCAGAAACAGATGCAGAAACACTTCCACTTTGTGACTCAGGCTTTTTGTCTTCTTCACTCTGATTATCTTTACATTTAACAATAATTTCAGTCTTATCACACTTGGACTCTAGCATTTCACAAGTTGCTTTAGGGATAGGTTTAAATCCCTCATAAGTTGGATAGATAACTCCACAGAGCTTATCCTCTTCAGCCAATTTATAGACCATATTTTCTCCTATCTTACATAAACATCAATAGATGTTTTCTCATTAGTTAAGTAGGCTTTACCCTTAAAACCAAAAGGAGTGTCATAAAGTCTACCCTTAACATCACCCCAAGATGAAGGCACAGAAAGGATAATATGACCATCTTGGTCTGAAAGGAAGCCATAAGCATTATAGCTCTTATTCACATTTACACTTGTAGGGAAGTTGTTACCTGAGGAATAAGTCCACTCATAACCACTGTATTCTACCCTACCTAGTGATATAAATTGAGCCAAAGTGTAGATCTGTTGAGTTCCTGACTGATCTAGACCATCACTAGTTTTATCTGAAAACTTATCATAGCCATTAGCCTTTTCAACTTCTTTCTTTCCTGGCTCTTTGTCTTGCTTAGAGTACTCAGTCTTTTCTTTTACAGCAGATTTAGGTAGGTAGCCTACAGTACCATTGTACTTATCATAGATAAGCCATTCACCACTGATCTTACCTGTAACCTTGTTACATTTATAAAAGGTATCAAGCACAGTGTTGTCACCATTACCTTTAATACCTTCAACCTTGTCCACTACAATCTCATAGAAAGTTCTTTGTACTCCACCACTCTTCTTAGGTTTACCTGCATCAGCACTAGTACCACTAGATCCATCAGGAGTATAGTTATCCTGACCTCTGATTCTCACAATTCTAAGAATAGTTGCTCCATAACCTGTAATGGTTCTTGTGTGCTCAATTACATGAGTGATTCCATTGAAGTTTTGTTCAATAACTCTAGCATTATTTACTCCACCTCCTCCATACACAAGAGTGTGACCATAAGGTGTAGAAGGTTCATTAGTGGAGATAATGTCACCCACCTTTAATTGAGACTCATTTGAGTAAGGTATAACATCAGCAAAGCTACTGACATCATTACCTATACCAATCTGATTACCATTACCTAGTAAAGACCCTCCAAATTGTTGAGCTACCCAATTCACAATGTCTACACACTGGTAGGGTTGACTAGGAGGAAAGCCATCAACATCAATGGATTGACCTACCACACGCTGTGCAACTTGGTAAGCATTTGTCATATCAATTATACCTCAATCTTATCCTTCAGTAAACTTGAGCACAACCCTGTTATGTAGGAGAAGTCATAGCTAAATTCTTCATTATCTAGTGTAATAATGTTGTCTTTTTTACGACAAAAGATGGAGTATTTTTCCAGTGTAAGCTCTAGATAATCACTATCCATCCACTCCTTAGCTCCTCCATAGTCATGATTCTTATAAACCTGTCTAAAGAAGTATTCCACAGCAGATTCCACAAGGATTCTATTCCTCATACGTTTCACAAGAAACTTTTTACTCTCCATAGTACTCCATCTCTCTTTCAATCTCTTTTAGAGCATACTCAACCCTCTGAATATCACTTTTTAGGATCTCATTTTGGATCACACTTTGGTAATCAGTAGGGTGAGATGCTAAGTGCTCTTCAAGTTTAAACTGTTTAGCTTCCATGCTGTGTAGCTGGGTAAGCTTATTCTTGTATCTATTATATAGCCTTGATACTATAATGTTCATTAGTTCTCCTAGTTGATGTGACTAAACTTAAGGAAGTTTCTTAGTGTAATCTGTGCTTCACCTAGTGCATACACAGTGAAAATCTTCTCACCAGCACTGAATAAAGCACTTCTCTGAGCATCATTTAGATACCATGCAGAATACATTAAGTCATAACCTTCCATTGGGTTACTATTAGGGAAGATACCTTCTCCACTAGCATCATCACCAATCCAGTTACATCCCCACTGTCTTCTGAAGATCTCAGTAAGCTCAATCTCAGAAAGCTCTCCTGTAGCCTCATTCTTAGCACTTACAACTAAGTGGACATCTGATAGAGGAGTTACTTTCTTACCATCACACTGTGATACATCCATCTTAATGATGAATTTTAAGAACCATCTTTGGAATCTATCTAAGTCACTTGGCACAAGGACTCTGAATTGAGCAGATCCTTTAGTTCTATCAATCACAACAGTATCACTTGGAGACTCATTCTTTTCCTTAGGTGATTCATCTTTACTTTCAAGGGCTTTCTTGACCACTTCAAAGTACTTGTTAGCTCCATCAATACGCTCTTGAAGGGCATTACCTGGAACTCCTCCCCAATCGGCTAGGAAACGAGTAGTAAGCTGTGCAATATCACCATCACTAGAAGCAACTTCTTTTACCACATTCTTCAGTGTCTCTTCAGACATCATGAAGGCTACTTGTGTGTTGAAAGTGAAAATGCTACTATTTCTAGCTCTAGCAAACTCATAAAGAGCCTTAGACCTTGGGCCTGTCCACTGACCTAAGCCTAGACCAATCCAGTGTTTACCACCTACATTGTATCCAGGCTCATTAAGTGGGTCTTTATACAAGGAAGCAAAGGCTTGCCATGATCCCATAAGATTTTCTGCTGTAGGTTCTTGTGCTACTTTATCATATTGTTTGCCTGTAGCATAGTCAGCCTCATACCTTCTAGCAGTAACATTAGACTCTCTCACAAAGTAACCAATAATAGCAGATACACCTTGTGCCTTAGCCTCAGGAATCTCTTTCTTGATAGCTCTAGCAAAGGTTTTTACTCTTGTTTCAATATCATCACTCTCAGATCCTTCAATACTATCATCTGAGTAAGGAGCACAGGAAGAAGCAGTAGAAAGGGAATCCACGTAGTCAAGAGCATAGAGGTCAGTTACCCCTCCTCTACGCTGTTTAGACTGTTGAATTACCCTAGATTTAGTTCTACTAACAGTATTTACTAATTTATTTAGATAATCTACCATTTCTCCTCCTACTGATTCACAATGATGTCTCTATCACTGTATAGATATTTAGACAGCTCTAGTTGCTGTAAGTGGTTACTTCCTACTTGGTAAAGGTCAGTGATCTTGGTCACAAAGAACCAGTTACTTTCCTTCAATACCTTCTCATAGTACTTAGAACAAGCTGTGAGCTCCCAAACTCCTGCATTAAGGGTAAACAATACCCTATCTCCTGCCTGTACTGTATGTTTCTTCAGAGGCTCTACAGTCATTGTATAAACTATCTTCCTACGTGAGTTCTTAAGTCTTCTAATAGCTGTTCTATAGAGCTGTTCTGTGGCTCTTAATCTATCAGCATCAGTGATCTCTTTGTTATCCTCAGCTATTGACTGAGTATCATTATCAGTAACTGTTCCCCAATAAAGCTCTCCTGCTTCTAGAGCAATGCCTTCTTCATCAAGGATAGCAAACTCATCTCCAATGATCTCAGGAGCAAACACAGGAAGCTGTGGATAGTCATAAGACCGTTGTGAGTTTACCTTATTACCTGTCTTAATCACAGGGAAGCCTTCAAGCATAAACTTAGGATTGTAGAAGATATCTCTAAGTGTCAATGAACTAGCACCTGAGTCTGACTTATCTGACATAGCTACAGCAATGTTAATAGTATCCTCATAGTTCTCTGAGATGTTATCTAAGGACACAAGGTAGTTATACTCATTAATAAGCACATCTCTCTTGATACCAAAGATACCAAACTCAATCAGGTAAGGATCATAGCGATTTACTCTCCAATAGAGTGAAGTAGTCTTCTCACATACTTTTGTAAGGAACTCAAGGAAGGTCTCTCTTGAGAACTCATACTCAATCAAGTTCTTTTCAGCATAGTCATCCACATACTTGATCTTGAACTCATTTAGAAGGTCATCTTTGTGTTGTTCATTAGACCAGTAGCCCATAGCTTGTTCTACAGCAGATATGACTGATCTAGCCTTCACAGTAACATTGGTAGGAAGGGTACGTTTCCCTAGCCTACCTATCACGTGTGATGTCTGAACTGTGACTGTGCTGTTCTGATAGTCACTAGACTTATCTCCTACATAGCCTTCATACTTCCAGTCCTCTGTTTGGACTACAATGTGTGTATTACCACTAAGTAACTTGGAATATTTTAAAGGTAAGGTTAAGGAGATAGCAGGAACTTCCATTAAGGCAAACTGTACTTGAATATCATTAAGGAAGTCATCCTTAGGAATAATTACTGACTTCCTTCCTGAAGCCTCACTATTAATAATATAACCAATCATACTGTTACACTCTCATAATCTATATAAATACAAGCTGTATCGCTCTCTACCCCACTGACTGACACAGTGTTGAGTCCTTTTTTAATATAGGGTAACTCAGCACATAGTTTAAGCACAGAAAGTGAAATATCCTGATAGTTGAACTCTAGACATTCCCAAGACTTGGCATACTTAAGCTCACCTTTATAGTTAGCTGTAAGCACTCCTGAGTACTCACCTTTAATCTTGAAGTCAATATCATTGATCCTTACAATAGGATCTTTGAAGTCTCCTTCAATAGCAATACTCCACTTGTGGCTGTCTAACACAGTAGTAGAAAGGAACTCACCATTTAGCACTTCATTCACACAAGTGTCACAGATAGCATGCTTATACATACATTGTAAGCCTTTACCATCTTTCTTGCACTTAGAGCAGTTGTAGACTACTCTCCACTTAGAGTTACATTCCTCAAAGAAGTCATTCATGAACTCTACATTGGTTTGTGCTGTACAAAGATCAATCATACCATCCATCTCACAGCAATCACTCTCACAACACTCACAGTAGTTATTACAGTTAGGTAGTCCATTACAGCAGTGTCTTGACTTACCTAAGCAACTAGCTTTCATGTCAAGGAAGTCACAGTTGTCATAAGGCTCTAGGAATGTCTTATCCTCATCAGCCTTATACCATACACCATCAGGGTTATCAAACTCTACCTTAAACACAAGGTAGTCATCATCTGTGAGTACCCACTGTTTATTGTTCTGAATACTTGTGACATAAGCATTGCACCACACAAGCTGTAGACCTGTTTGTACAGCCCACAGCTTTCCTGGTGTCATTAATTGCTCCATGATGAAGTCATAGTGAGCTTGTACATGCTCTTCTGACCAATCATGTGTCTTAAGTGCTATCTGTAATGAGATTGTGTTAGAGTCCACAAGAGACATCTTACTAGTGTTACCAACATAAGACCCATTAGTAAAAGTGCGTGAGGTTTTATTCTCACGCAAACTAATACTTTCTGTCTGCTCATCAATAGATTTTCTACCAAGGAACACAAGGTCATTAAATTGGATGTAGCGTTTAGGTTGGGTGAAGTTTTCATCACATCTAAACATTAAACATACCTCATCAATCTGTCAATTCCAAACAACCCATTTAGATACTGAGACTTATTGTCAATATTTTGACTGATCTTAGCATTATTTGTGTTGTATACATTATTAATTATAGTCTGTCCTGAGTTACTTTGCAAGGCTTTATTGCCATATTTGTTGAGATTATTTAGGAAGTTTAGCCCTAGACTCTCAACAGCTTTCTTCCTCAAGACATACTCACCAGGGGTAAGCATTGTAGGCACAGTATCAGTTCCTTTAGGCTTCCAATCAACTCCAATAATGTCACCATCAGAGTGGTATTCAGGAATGATTCCTCCATTAGATCTGAAACCTCCTAAAACAACACCTGTACCCTTTTTACCTATACCTTTAACTGACTTAGGAGTAGAGTTAAAGATACTAGTAACAGCATTAGCAACACTGTTAGCAAGTGAGCTTAGGGCTTCTTGGATCTTATTACCTTCTTCTGTAATCTTAGAGGTATCAACATCCTTAGGATCATTGCCTTTAACTTTGTCCTTAGCCTCTTTTATCTTACCTGTGGTCTTATCTACCTTAGTCTTAAGCTCTTCCACAAGGGCTTGCCCTTCAGGGGTAAGTTTAGATACATCTACAAGGTCAATAGGGATTCCTTTAAGGAGTTCATTAGCTTTTTCTAGCTTGATCTGTCCTTTAGATTTCAACTCACCTACAACATTGTAGAAGTTATTAGCAGAAAGCTTGAGTGAGCTAAGGTCTTCTTCGCTAAGAGCACCTTTATCATCAGCTACCTCTTGGATAGCCTTTTCAATGGTCTCACCATCCTTAAGTACTTTGTCAATTACTTTTTGTCTAAGCTTTTGGTCAATAATACCTATTTTCTCTAGGATAGTATTAAACTCTTTAGTGTCAGCCTTATAAGTAGAGTTGTCAGTCAACCCAGAACCAGTTAACATCTTAAGCTCTTGAATAAGATCATCAACATTCTTACCTGCAACTTCATTGATTTTCTCTTTTGTAGCTTTTGATGCCTGTTGAAGTTTATACTGAATAATTTTGGAGTCAGCATCATCTAGTGCTTTACCAGCAGTAGAAAGACTAATAAGATCTTCAGTGTTAAAGTTTTCACTTTTCTTGACTATGCCATCTAAAAGATCTTTCCAAACTTTATTCTTAGTACTATCAACTACTTTTCTAAGTTCATCTGTTGCTGTAGCATGGACTTCATCATTACTCTTAGAATTTGCTGTAGCAGACTCCTGAAGTGTTCTAGCCCATCTATAGAGATCTTCCTTAGAAGCATTAATAACCTTCTCTTCACTAGCTCCCATGTCCATTAAGACTTTCTGAATAGCAGAATCTTGATCTTCCTTATTACTGAAGTTCCCTCCTTTAAGTGCATAGTCTAATTGCTCTTTGACTTCAGCAATCTTCTTGAATGGAATTTCAGGAATCTTCTGAGTAGCAATTCCAAGTGCATTGAAGGCATCTGTGAAGTTCTTAGAAGAGGATTCTTGTCTCTTGTACTCAGTATCAGAGAGAGTTTGAATAGTTGCAGTAGTACCATCTGTGGTATTCTTAAGCTCAACATATCTTTGACCATATTGTGCATATAAAGCCTGTAATGACTTCATAAGCTCAAGGTCAGTCACACCAAGTTCTTCTTTCCATTGTGCCCAAGTCTTCTCTTGACCACCAATATTGACACTATACTTGTCAACATCCTTAGGAAGATACTCAGTAGCAAGTCCAAGGTTAGCCCCACCTTTACTTAAGTCTCCACCAAACTTACCTGCATTACCTGACACAAGAGCTAAGGCATTAGAGATGTCAGATTGTGCAGAAGAGTCATTTGTCACAGATTTGTAGAAGTTCCTCATGAGGTCTCCATACTGTTTAGCCTCTTGTTGAAGAGCCTGTACTTTAGCCTCTCTAGCTACCTTATTCTGCTCTTCTTTCTGCTTCTCAGCTTCAGCTTCTAACTTAGCTTGTTCCTTCTTAGCTTGGTTTTCAGCATCATTTGTGAACATACCTTGGATAAGCCCTACAAAACCACCAATACCAGCACCAATAGCTGTACCAATAGGAGTGAACATAGAACCAATACTAGCACCAGCTAAAGCACCTGAAGCAGTACTTGTTATCACAGTAGAAGCCTGTTTCATTCCTGAAGAGAGCTTACTACTTTGAACAGCATTATTGATACCGTCTAGTGCAACTCCACCAAACATTGTACCAATAGCTAGTCCTGATGTCTTAAGTGCTTGACCTAAGTTACCAGCCTTATCAAAACCTGCTCCAATAGCCTGTCTGAATGTTCCACCATTGGCTCTAACATTCTTATAAGCTTGAGCAGAGTCCTTAAACACTTTACTAAGCTTAAGTTGCTCTTTAGTGTTATTTCTAGCTTGTAAGGCTAGTCCTGCATAGTAGCTACCCATTTCAGGGTCATCAGCAAGGAAGGCTCTTTGACTCTTCTTAGAGTAGTACTTATCAGCTCTCTTGTTAAGGAAGCCTGAAATTAAACCACCACCAGTAAGAAGGCTTTGACCTCCTGTAAGTCCACCAGCTACTCCTTGCTTAACCTTTCCTGGAAGAGCAAAGTTGCTTAGTTGACCCAAGCTATTAACAGTTGTACCAATGAATGACACAATGTTAGACACAAGAGAAGTGGCTTTTCCAATAAGTGCCCCAATGATAAGGTACTTACCTACATGTCCAAGTACTTCAGCAACCTTAGCAAACATCTCTACCAATACAGTGAGAGTGTTTAAGATCTTTTCAAAACCTTTTTGTAAGTTTCCTCCACCAAAGGACTTAATAACATTCTCAATAGCTGTCACAACAGCTTTAACGAAGTTTGAGAGTGCTTTAAAGAATCTCACACCTGTGTCAGATGTAAGGGCATTAAGAGCACTAGAAGTGATTCTAGCAAGCACAGGAGCTAAGTAATCAAGTAAGTCTTTTACAACATTACCTAAGTTCTTAAGTCCATTTCTGAAGCCATCATTATCAATTCCTTGTCTTGTGAGTTTCACAAAGTTTGAGAAGAAGTCAAACACAGAAGAGATTAACTTGGATGCTACTTCAATTATAGGTGTTTTCTTGACTAGAAAATCTAATGTTTTAACTAGCTCTTCTGCAAAACCTCTAATAGATGTAACTACTGTAGTTGCGTAGGATCTATACTTACCATCACCTGTCAGTGTTTTTAATACATCTGACATACCCTTAAGGAACTCAGCTAGTCCTTTTACAGCACCACTGTCAACAGCAAGGGTTTGTAGATTAGTGATAACCTCAATGGTATTAGTGATAGCATCTAGGATACCCCCACTGATTAATGATCTACCAATATCAATCCAAGAGGTAAGATATTTGATATAAGCATTACCAGCTTCACCTACAAAGCGACCAATAGCACTTCCTGACTCATTGAAGAAGTTTATCACAGATTGCATCAATCCTTGGAAGTTCTTCATAACATTTGTATCTAAGTTAGATGCAAAGTCCTTACCAAACTTCTCCATTGATTTAATTAGTGAGTCACCAAACATAAGGGTAATAGCTCTTGAGAACTTATTGATATTCTCAATTCCTGTACCAATAGCATTACCTAGTGATCTTACATAACCTTCAAATTTAGCACTACCTACCAGCTCCGTGATGTTCTTAATGAAGTCTCTAGTAGCCACATACACCTTGTTAAGTGCACCTGGTGTAGTATTACCATCTTCATCCACTTTATCAAACACAAGGAGGTTTGAAAGTGTTTCTTTTAAGTTCTCAATAGCTTGCTTAGGAGTAAGGATAGAAGTCACAAGGCTTTGGAACTTAGGACTGTTACCTACTTCCTTAATGACATCTAGGTATTCATCAGCTGTGATACCCTTCTTCTGGGTAGCTTCAATGATAGACTTGTAGCCTTTAGCCTGAGCAAGTTCTAGAAGCCGTTTATTTACTTCAGAAGCACCAAGAGCAGAGAATCTTTCTCTTGTGAACTTGAAGTCTTGTTGGTTAAGATAACCATTAGCAAGCATTTGAGCTGTTTGCTCTCCTGCTGTCTTAAGACCCTGTACAGGGTTTTGAGTTTGTGCAATAAGCCCAGCAAAGGCTTTTACAATATCCTCAGAGTCTTTACGGTTATAAGCATAGTAAGTTGATGCCTGATTAAGCAAGTCAGAAGCATCATACACAGAAGCTTTACCATAATCTCCTAGTCTCTTAAGAGACTTGTTTACATCCTTGTCATTAAAGCCTAGAGATGACATGTTGACCCGATAGATCTGCATAGCATCCCCTACTTTTTGTGACTCAGACACCATTCCAGCAACACCTTGTCTCAAGGTAGTCACAGCGGATGAAATGATGCCCTGAAAGCCACTAGTAAGCTTTCCATTGACTAATGATGTAAATGACTTCTGTACATTTAAAAGCTCAGATGAGACTGATCTGAGACCACTGAGCATAGTTTTAGCAGGATTGATAGCTCCTAGCTTAATCATGTTTGATGTCAGACTAGTAAGTGCTCTATCAGCTATAGACATAGCAGATCCTACGTTTTTCCAAGACTCAGCTAAGTTAGTGACCTCTACTGCTTGACTTTTTACCTTGCTACTTCCACCAACACTAGATCCTGATGCTTTGCTCACAAGGGCATTGACATTATTGATCTGTCTTTGGATATCAGAAGTATCAATATTGAGCTTTAAATTAATAGAGGGCAGGTTATTAGACCTGCCCATCTTCTTAATCATACGTTCAATATCAAGCACAGTCGCTTTCATGTTATTCAATAATTTTGTCTTAGCCTCAATATCGTTAAGACCATTAATTGTAACACTTATAGTACGTACTGACATTAAAACTCTCCTACTTAAGCTACATCCTCAATGTTTCTACGGATTTCATAGAAGTTACCATTTTCATCACGACTTACAGTGAATGTCAATGACAAAGTGATTTCTCCATCTGTACCGAACTCTCTTGAGTTTTCTGTGATAAGGACATTGTTGAATACATAGTATTCTCTGATTCCTCTTGTGTTTTCAACCATTTGAGTAACACGGAAGTGAGTGTTTCTCAAGCGTTTGTCATTAGCTACGATAAGCTCAACATCACGCTCAGCATTGTAAGTCACAAGAAGTTTTTCACCAATGTACATTGGGTTCACAAGAACTGTACCACGACTCAATCCATGATGTGTTTGAGTAAGAGCGATAAACTCATCATCCTCAAGATCTACACCAGCAGAGATTGGCATTGATGAAAGGTAAGTACAGTCACAGCGGTCAGAAGAGATAATGATTGTATTACAATCTTCATAGTAAAGGTCAGGGATAACAAGTGATCCATATTCTTTACCATCTACTTCAAGTCGTTCTACTGTGAAGCTGTCTGTCACAGGGATACCACTTGTAAGTTTCTTAGACATAGATTGAAGTGGGTTCAACCAGTAGTCATTACAAGAAGTTGTAGTAGCTGTGATTTCTTTAGTGATCTCAATTTGTGATTTGTCATATTGGCGTCCAAAACATCTAGCATCTGTAGTAGGTACTGAAATGTTGTGTGTGAATGAAGTCAAACATGAAAGCAACACATTAGAGAATTTACGCAACTCAGCACGATCATTAACGATCATTGGAGATGAAAGACCAATTTGACCATCAAAGTCATCTGTACCTGTGTAAGTAACTTCATAAGAGATTACTACACCGTGGTCAGAAGGTTTCCATCCATTACCTGTTTGAGTCATTGCTTTTGTATCAGCAAGGTCAATAGTACGGAGTACGAATCCAGGTGCATGAGTTTCAAAGTTGTATGTGTACACGTATGAGTTAGCTTGAGCAAGATCTGTAAAGTCTGCTACAGCTACTTTAAGTTGGTAAGTACCAGCTTTAGGAACGTTTACATATACCATGTTGAAACCAAGTGCATAGTCATCAGCATCTGAACGTACTTGGTAGTTTACCTTGATAGCTTTATCTACAGCTTTCACATAAAGTGTACCTGTGTTGAAGCATTTCAAAGGTGTACAGTTTAGTTGATCTTCAGGCACATCCTTACGTACGTATTGTACTAAAGTACCAGTAGGAATTTGTACTTGTTTGTTAGCTTTCCAGCGAACACAAGGACGAATTTCCTCATTGATAGCGACAATAATTTTATTGTCTTTATCTTGGGTATTGTAACCGTACATAGGATGAGACATATCTACAAAACAGTTAGGCATTTATTTCTCCTTTTTCTTGTTATCAGCTTGCACTGAAGGTTTTGGTTTATTAGCTTCTTCAACCATGTGTTCACGGACACGTGCCATTGCTTGAAGCTCAAGACGGCTACCGTGACGGTTTGCAATCTCATTACGAGACATGAAGAACTCATCTACATTTAGTGGTTTTTCCACAGCCATGTTCTCTCTCCTTCTTAACATGTATATATTGATAAGGTAGCAGGGAATGAGAACATTTCAACCTCATCTACAAGCTCATTAGAGAAGTCTAATGGACATCCCACATCAAGCACTTTAGCATTGATAGGTAAGTACCAATTATCCAATGAAGCTACATCCTGAGCGAATGTCTTTCTCTGTATACCTTTAGGGGTTTTAACTTGATGAACCAACATATTTTTTATTTGACAGTGCACTTCTTCTCTATACTCAAGTTTACCCTCAGGAGTGTTCTCAATACATACCCTACCAGTAGGGGGAGACACAGATGAGTAATATACAGAGAATGTAACATAGAATCTAGGAAAGCACTTAGAAGAATTATCACAAGAAACATCTATTGCCAAGAATGGAAACTCAGCTCCTTGGTTAAGTTGGAAGTGCTCAGTAGTTCCTACGTGTTGGTTGAACTGCACATCAAAGTTATCATAACGTTTTCTAGGGTCTAGCTCTTCAGGATGGTCAGGTTGGATGAAGTAATCTAGAACACCAGCTCCATACATTTGAAGCCATTTCTTAATGTTTATGTATATTGCACTATTCATTTCTGTAGCCTCTTAGGAATCTTAACAGCCAATCTACTTTCAGCTCTTTCTCTATATGCAGTCACAGCAGACTTATCGCTCTGAGTTAGAATTGCTGTACCTGATCCCCGTCTACCTGAAGGGTGCTTAGCAGAGTACTGACCTACTCCACCTTTCACAAGTTCTCCCTCTCCTACATTTAGGAAACCTTCCATAAGGAAGTCAAATGGAGGATAATTAGGATAGCCTCTCTCAACATAAACTTTGGTATAGTATCTAACTTTACCTCGCTTAGTAGGAGGGAAGTCATTACGATCACTATACACCTCAAAGCCATCACTGACTTTTCTTATTTTAACTGAGTTTACCATTCTACCTGTTTGCTTAGAAGCAATAGCCTTAGCTTCCAAAGTACCAGTAAGAACAAAGTTGGTAAACTCTTCCACAAACTCAGTACCTTTCCAGTCATGAATATCAGTCGTGGTCACGAGTAATCACCCCCTGTAACTGTTTGATATAAGGGGCACACTCAAGTACTTTCTGTTCACTCTCACGTGGAGACAGTCTTTCACCTGTCATCTTTATATCCCAGCACCCAGGCATAATCTCATACGTGCGACATGCTACTACTTTCCAAAACATATAACCAGCATCCTCAGGACATTCCCAATAGTTACACTTGGTAGATATTCTTTGCAGGATGTAGTACCCATGCTTAATATCAAAATCACAGGAATGGTGTTGGTTGTGTAGTGAAAAGTAGAAAGTCTCTAGTTGTCTAGATCCTTCAAGAGTGTGGGTTGTAGTCGCATCACTCTCAGAACCCCTAGATGTAGGCATGTGGTCTACACAATATAAATGCTCAACCTCTTCCCACAAGCACTTCATGACCTGCCTAGAGTTCTCATCATAAGTAGGTGTTGCTGTGCCTTGTCTTAACACAAGGATCTCTCTATTAGTTCTAGGTAGTGGCATCTACGACCTCCTAATCAAGATGATCTGAAGGAGGATAACCCTCACCTTCTCCTGGTTCTGTAGGTTGTTCCTCAGTTGGTTTAGGAGGTTCAGTTGGTGTAGGTTCTTCTGAAGGCTTAGGAGCTTCCTCTGTTACAGGAGGCTTTGGAGCTTCTTCTGTAGGTTTTGGCTCTTCAGGGATATGAAACTCAGTCTCTTCTACATTTCTTACATAGGTAGCTTCTGTGTTATCAGGTACTTCAGAGAAAGTATTTCTGATTACACCTTCCTTATCTGTGTATCTTAAGTTAGTTAGATACTTACCTAAGATGTCATCCACAGGATAGGTTTTACCTTGTTCAAAGATATAAAGCCTTCCACTGTAGTAAGTTCTATACACAGTTCTATAAGTTTCTACTCCACTAATTGAGCGACCAGTACCACACTTGGAACAGCCATAAGAGCGTTGCTCTCTAGCATACTCTCCATTGTATTTTACTAACATTCTTTTCTTCTCCCAATAGCTAAGTACATATTTTCTGTGTAAACTTTCTTACACAGGGATAGTGAACTAAGTGTCTTAAGTGCCCATGTGTTGATAAGCTTAACATAGATTGTATCTAGGCTTGTCTTATCCACAGTCCATTTACGAACAATGTAGTCTACTGATTTTTGCTCTAGGACAGCTCCTACAGCAAGTCTATCCATGTTAGCACACTCATCAAGTGTACCACATTTGTTTTGGTAGGCTACAAAGATGTTCATGAAGTGACACATTGCTTCAAAGATACAGTCAGGTAGACTGGCAGAAGTATAACCAGCTTCATAATCAAGAATAATCTTGTACTCAGTCTCACAGGAGCAAGGATCACAGCATCTGCAACATGGACTCAACTCTTCAGTTACATTGATTAGAATAGTTCCATCAACAAAAGACCAGTTGTACTTATCAGGAGTAATTTCATACTCCTCACGCTCAAGACCTTTTCTCTTGTGCATATATACCTTAAGTGTTGAAGGGTCAAAACCTTTAAAGTAGTAAGGCTTGATCTCAACCATTGCATCACATCCACAGATGTCAAAGTCTTTGACTTCAATCACTTCATGTCTTCTAGCTCTTAAGATAGTATCACATTCACCATCAGTCCAACAGAACAGCCTAGCAAGGACACGGAGAAAGCTCTCCATGTACCGTTGCATAGTTGCTCCATCATCACAGTCAAAACAGCCACACCTATCTTGAAGCTTCTGTGTAATCTTCATTAACTCCAATTCAGGTTGCATATCTTAACTCCTTATTTTGCAGGGATAGTAGCCATAGGGAATGGATTGAGACCTGTAAGAAGACCTTGGATACGCTCGAATACCACAGCAGGACAAGTTTGATCCAATGGAATGTTGGCAATCAACAAGTGAGAGATAGGTGAGTTAGTATGTACCAAACCGAAGTTTTCATACTTGTCACAGATCACTTCACATCCTGGTTTAGAAGTATCTTCTGTACGTTGTGTGTAGATAGAAGATTGTGGTACGAACAAGTCATATTGAGTCAATGCTTCAACTCTAGACAAGTCAATCACATAAGCTTCACCAGTCATAGTCTTTTCAAGGTCATAAGGCAAGTGGTAAGATACACCGAATGGAATACCACGGAATGAGATAGACTCACCGTTTACAGACCATCCTTGAGGAAGTTTACCATCTTTACCAGGAACGATTTCAGATTTGATTCCACGAAGTGTAAGTGGGTGAACATAGATCTTGTAACGTGCAGATTGGTTGTTCAATACATCTAGGTAGCAAGCTACTTGACGGAAAGCACCAATGATAGATCCTGAAGCATCAATAGGAGTAACCCCTGGGTGAGACATCATTTCAGCCACACCTGCGAATGGACGAAGACCTTGACCTTGGAAGTTCAACATACCTTGAACGATATGACGTTGAACGATAAAGGCAAATGTGTACCAAGCCATGAATTGTTCAGCTTCTTCATAAGACATACCCAAACGTTGGAAGATATTAATAAGATCTCCTTGTTTGAAGTGCATTTTGTCTTTCATCAAGCGGTCAAGACGTGTTTCACAGTCTTTGAAACAGAGGTAACGTACAGGAGTAGCATCACCAGTTGCTTGCATAGTGAATTTCTCAGTGAAACAGCAGGCATCTGAAGTATCATTAGCAAAGTCAGGAGCTTTAGTACCCCAAGTGATACCTTCCATGATCCAGTCACCATTTTTAGCTTGGCGCAAAGCTCCGAAAGATGATTGTTCAAAACGTTTAAGGATATCGTTTACCAACTCATCATCCATACCAACTTCACGAAGTGAAGGTTGAGCTTTAGACCAGTCACGTGAGATACCAAAAGGAATCTTACCATCTTCATTAGTGAAGTTTTCTTTGTTAGCTAGTTGAGCTTTAGTACGCTCATACAAGTTATCAATAGCTTCACCAAGCAAAATATCAAAATTTACTTTAGTCAATTTATTGTCCTCCAAAACGAACACGTCCAAAACGGTTCTTAGGTTGTTCTTCTTCAACTACTTTAGAAGCTTTCTCTACCACAGGGTTTGCTTTTTCAAGCAACACAGCAAGTTTAGAAAGTTGTCCTTCTACAGCATCTTCATTGGCTTCTTTTTCTGCAATAATAGCATCTTTAGTAGCAATTTCAGCTTTAAGAGCTTCATTTTCAGCAGTCAATTTCTCAATAGCTTCAATAGCTTGTGCCAATGCTTGAGACTCTTCTGATTTAGCCTCTTCTTCTTTAGGCTCTTCAGTAGCTTCCTCTACCTTTTCTTCAGCTTCTTCAGCTTTAGGCTCTTCTTCAACCACAGGAGCTTCTTCAAGGACTTCATCCTCTTTAACTTCCTCAGGTTCTACTTGAGCAGAAAGGTGAGCAAGTACTTTTTCAAGAATTTCTTTATTCTTCAAGTGTTCTTCCTCATTTCTTACTAGTAAGGATGGATCATATCCACCACTCTTAGCATTACCAGGATTCCCTACAAAAGAGAAACCAGTAATCTCTACCTTATCTGTGATAGGTACATCAATATCACCGCCATGTTCCACATTATAAGCAATGAGTTTTGCATATTCTTCAATATCATCATCCCCAATATCTTTGTGATACCATAGGAACTCAGATGAGATTGCAAAAGGCTCATCTTGAAGAATAATATCCTTAACATTGCTTAGTTGTGTATTGACATGAGGTTTAACCAGTAGATCATATCTACCATTGTCATCCTGAACCAATTTAAGGTCACTCTTTCTGAAATAACCTTCTCTAACAGGATAACTATTGAGATCTCTGTGACCAGTTGATACATAACCTTCAAAAGTTTCATCAATGCTATCATACCAGTTCTTGAGTGTACCCTTACACAAGTAAAGTCTAATAGTACCATCCTGATAGAGCACAGAACCTTCAGATAACAAGGTCATGTAACCTTCACTGTTTTCAACCTTATTCACAGATAGGCACTCTTTTTCAGTGCTTTCTTGGGATAAGTTCAATATGTTATCAAGGCTATCTTTTCTTTCAAGGTAGTCATTGATCTCATTCATGATCTTTCCTGCAATCTGTGTCTTGATGTGCATTATTCAATAACCTCAAACAAATTATATTTAAGTTTTCTTACTTTCTTACCACCACATGAGGCACAGTAGGCATACTCATACTCAACATTGTCTTGTTTGAGTCCTGCCTCAGTCTCAGGTGAATAAGGTAGCTGTTCTGTTTGCTCCTTTAGACTAGCCAAGAGAACTTCATCAGTAGTTTCATACCAACCTTCGCTCTCTTGGTTGTCACCAGGATAAAATTCAAAGAACTTTCGTGAGTTTTGGATAATACCTTTATCATTCAAGAAACTTACTCTAGCTACTAGGTCACGCTTCAGGAATCTTGATACTCTAAATTTACTCACTACTTGTCTACCTTCTTCTTTGTTTGTTTATTAGGCTTCTCAGCCTCCACAGCTTTAACAGTTGTGCCTTCAGTGATAGAAGAAATAACTTCAGACTCTCTACCAAACTGTATTGCACGTACTTCACGCAAGTACTCTTGGTAGGTTTGTCCTACGGTTTTTACTTCTGTCATTATTTATCTCCTGCATAAGTTATAGGGAATCCATAACAGTCAAATTCAGTGTCTTTAAGTGGAACTTCTTCAAGCTCATAGTTAAATTCATACTTATCACCACAGCAATAAGTGAATGACTTGAACTTGTTTTCATCAACATCATAATATTGAATCTGTTCATGCCCTACAACTACTCGTCTTACTTGAGCCAAGATTGTTTCAGCCAAAGGTGACTTGAAAGTTTTAGTTTCCCCATCAACTTCAATCTTGAGGTTCATTTTAGGAACTTTAATAGTAGCCATTAAACGTGCTCCTTCCTTGCATAATTATATTCACATTATAACAAAAAGAGGTAGGGAGTCAACCCTACCACAACTAAATTAAAACTTGATGGTATCAATAACCTTGGCTGTACCATGCTCAAGCTTGTAATGGTTAATCAAATCCATGATAGCTTCCATCTCAAATGGGTCAAATGTAGCATCAAAGTCATTGATAAACTCATCTTCCTTGATATGGACAGTTCCACGGACTTCAGGCTTACCACCTTTACCTTTACCAATTACAAACCCTACAATGTAGTTTGCATATATATGACCTGTAGATTGCTCCATAAGGGCACGTTGGTCAACCACAAAGGTATATACCTTTTCAGACTTACCATCACCTAAATCTTGGTCAACCACTTTCACACGGTTGTCAAAGGCAATTTCAACATTCACAGCGTATGATGTACGTGGAGTACGAAGCATATTACCTGATACCCCAATAGTAGGGATCTTCTGTGCTACGTTTTCTGTACCACCATTGATAAGAACCTCAGCATCAAGGTCAGTCAAGTCTGCATATTTACGTAGTGTGTACACAGGTTTTCCATTGCGTACATACTCAGGCATAATTTCTTTACGCTTAGTATCTAAGAATCCAAGTACATCACCAAGTACTTCAGTCATTTAATCTTCCTCCATGCCTGTACATATCCTTCAAGGAGTTTGTACTAGGCTTATCTTTGGCTTCAATAGCCTTTTGTTGTTTTTCAGGTGTTAGGAGTTCATACTCATAAGGTTCAGGAACTCCCCAATCAGTAACATACTTACCTTTTTCTTCTTCATCAAGGTTAAGATAGTCATTGTAGCTCTTAAAAGCATTATTATTGACCATCTTAGCATAATACACAGTAACATCAGGGTAGTACATCTGATCTGCTACATAGTGGTAGTCCATCCTGTACTCTTTAACCACAGCAAGGACTTTTTCCTCTATGTCATCAAGGTTAATAGCTACCATGTCCTCATAAGCTAGTCCACGGTAGTCATCTCTCTCTTTTATCTTTCCATTAACCCAAGCCCAGTTGTATCGAATTAGATAGCTAACCAGCTTGAAAAAATGAAGGGTTGTTATTGATGATCTTTGTGCAAGTTTCAATTAATGAAGTATCAGTGATATATTGCATCAAGTGATCAGGAATACCAAGAACAGTACCTACAAGCTTCTCACAAGCATTGATCACATCATCATCAAAGACTTCATAGACTTTAAGCAGATCATCCACAGTGTAGATCTCTGAGTCTCCATCTTCATTGAATTTTGTAAATGCCATAGTGATTACTGAAGCATAGCTACGAACCTTACGTGCAATACGAGCTGTAATGAACTTCTGGTCAGCATTAACAAATTGCTTATATGCTGTACCATCCATTACACGTTCAGCAGTTGCAGGTGTAGCACTTGTTACAGGAAGCCATAACTCCACTGTGTAGTTCTTAGGGTCAATAGATTGAACCTTAGAAGGATCACCATTCACAACACTTGTGGTAGGTGTTTCAATAGCCACAGGTGCGTCTGATTTAGTTGCATCAATGACTTTCTCCTGCATTTTAGCAAGCTCTTCAATAGACATAATCTTGTCTGACATTATATACTCCTTACACGATTAGGTTTTTAGCTAAATAAGCATCAGCCATTCGCTGGTCAACATTCTTCAAGCGTTCATACACATCAAGGATGTAAAGGTCATTGTTGTAGTTATAGCTATTAGTAAACTCATAACTATCAAACTTAATATGCTCTTTCAGCCCTGTAGTATGTTGAAGCAAGTGTACAATCTGTCCAAGGAAGTGATCTCGCATTGGAATGATTGTGTTCTTCATAGCGTTGTCAATGATACTGTAAGTACCAATATTTGATACTGTTTTATTCAAGTCAAACAGTCTAGCTGGTACACCAAACATCTGACAGATAATAGCTGGAACATACTGTGATAAGTAGTCCAGGAAGTCAGTTGCTTTAGTATCACGCTCAAGCTGTTCTAGGTTTTGGAAGTTACCTGAGTACACAATAGCGTCATTGAACTCAGTTTCAGAAAGCTTCTCAGCAAAAGCGTTCATATCCTCAACAATCTTCTGAGTACGTTCTGCCTTAGCAGTTCTACCCATGTCAAGTAGCTCTCCACTAGAGAAAGCAGATCCTTGCTCTACGCTCTCCTCAATCTGTTCTTCCAAGGTATCTTTAGCCTGTAAAGCAATAGTACCAATACCATTTCTTGAGATATCATAGTTCATACGGTTAAGGATATTAAGAATAAGCTCAACACGCTTTCTATCCTTAAGCAAAGGACTCATACAGAATACCTGTGATGTATCTAGTCTGACACAAGCAAACTCATCACTAGTAACTACCATTACATCATTCTTGTACTTTTCAGGGTCTTTGAGGATTTCTTTGATGTCATCCTCTGAGTAGTCAGATGCTACTCTAGGGTTTCCTGTTTTCTGTACATAAGGTGTTCTGTAGTAGTCACCCTTCTTGATAAGATAAGTCAAGTTTTGTCTTAACACAGGTATCTTAGGGTAGTCAATAACACAAGCGAGGATATCCTTAGGGTGAATCCCTACAAGACCATCTTTTGTGGCAAGAATACCATAGTAACCATATTTTCTATATCCTTTAGCTACCTGCTTCAGTACATCATAGTTTCTCTGACCATTAAAGTTATGACCATAGAGGAATTTTCTCAACTCCTCATCCTTACTGAAGTCATCAGTAGTAAGTGAGTTGGTGAACATGTAATTAACAATGTTATCTAGGATGTAGTCAACATCAGGAAGATCAAGAGCCAGTTGCTCAATCTCTTCTAGATTTTCATTGATAGATGTTCCTCTGAATCCTGTACTTGAATAGATCAATCTGTCCTTGTAGTCAGCAAGGAAGTGCCTATCCATTGCACATTGACCACCACAGTCATCTTTCTTACACTTTCCACAAGTCATTATGACCCTCCTAAGTAATAAAGCTCAGCCACATGGAGAGAAAGCAATACACTATCCAGTTCGTCAGGAGACTGTCTGAGTAGCTTCTTGATCTCTGCCTTAGGTCTGATCTTAACTTTTCTGTCCTCAGGTCTTTGAACCTCAGACACAAATGACATCTGCCTTGAAATAGCATCCCACACTTTTCTCACAAATGAAACCCTTTGTGCTTCCATCATACCTCTCAGCATTAGGTGCATTTCAGCCCTTCTGTTGAAAGCATATTCAGCACTAGGATCTTTACCAATGATCTTAATCTCAGTAGGTTTACCACCAAAGTTTATGTCATACACAGGGCATTTAAGCTGTCCTGACAACCTTCTCATCTTGAGAGGCTGTACAATATGTGCTCCACCACCAGCATCTATTCCGATAGCTTTCACATTGAGTTGATTGGCAATGGTCACAATCTTATTGACAATCTCAATCGCTGTGACTCCATCAATCCACTCTTTAGGCTTAATGTCCATTGTATCAATAGCTGTGAAGTGATTAGACTTGTCCACAGAAGAGATAGTAACCTGAATAGAGTCCGCACCTTTATAGGCACTATCCACTCCAAGGAAGAACTCCAAGCCTTCTGCTTTCATGTCAAAATCATCAAGAATATCAGGTGAGGCATCAAAGAATGAAGATCTCTCAGTAGGGAACTCACACAGAAGGTTTTCTCGAATAGAATCTTCTGTAATTGTGAACTGAGATCTCATAAGTTCATCTTTGGTGTACCTGATGCTTCCCTCCTCCATTGCTGTAACCACATCCAGCCACATAACAAATTCATCATCAGCAAGATCCTCATTGGTCATGAAGTCATAAAAGCTATTCAATGACCGTGGGTTAGAGATTAGGTACATAATCAACTTACGACCATCATCTGACTCAAATTCTCTACGACCCATGTGACCAAGGGCAATAGGTGAGATGTCAGAAGCTTCATCCCCAAACATGTTTCCTCCACGACCAATAACGTGGATTTTAGATGGATCAGTGTAGTTACTACCTGCGGATAGACCCTCTAACTTACCACCATTTCTGAATGTGAACCCTTCACTAGAGAATGATGATAAACCACGCTTTAGTCGCTTATCCACTGAGGTGACATCCTTTTCATCAAAGGACAACATAGCCTTCACATCAGGGTGAGCGTTCACTAGGATTTCCCTAGCATGCTGGATGATAATTCCTGAATACTCTTGTGTTGATCCTACAGCATAGCAGTTCTCACCTTCATAGGCAAAATGGTTTGACATAATGCCACAAAGGAATGACTTACCATACCGAGGAGTAGCCACACAGTATCCTGTCTTGAAGTCTCCACTAAGGAACGCTCCAAATTGCACAGCTTGAGACCACCATAGCTCTAAGTTAAACTCAGATAATGCTGTGGTGAACCCAAGCTTGTAATATTCTAATTCTTTTTCAAAACCAAACCTCTCACGAATGGTGTTTCGCTTGAAGTGCTTTGGTATCTTTCCCTTCACAGCATCTTTCAGTTGATCCTGTGGAGTTACCTGATCCAAAAGGATTGATAGCTTTTCCTTGTTGGATAAAACCTTACGCTTTTGAGTAAGTAACCCAACATCTGCATCTTGGATGTGCATAAACAGTATCCCCTCCTGTGTAATCAAGACTTTCTGAGATCTGAACTGAAGGAGCTACAGCCTGGAAGCTTTCATCCACAGGAATGGTCAAACCATCCATAGCCTTACAGATAGGGCATGTTCGCTTATCACCTACAGCGTTCCATGTTTTCATGAGCTGTTCACCTGTGATGTCTCCAAAGAGTTTAGCACTTTGCACAGAAGCTTTCTCAATTCCCATCTGTGTCTCACTTAAAGCAAGACGGTCAATGTTAGACCAATAGGACTTGTAGATCTCTTCCTTGCTCTGAGTGTCCTTGTTCTCGTTCACAAGCTTCTTAAGGTCTTTTACATGACCATCAAGAATTTCTCTTAGTCTTCCACGATTACTTCTCACAAAAGAAGAAGTATCTACACCATTTCTCAGGTTTATTAGATCCTGTGGATAGATATTGTACCCTAAGGCATCCAAGATGTAATCAATCTCATCTAGGAATGTCGAAGAGTACATATCCACAAGGTAGTCAATGACAGCATCTTCAGCAGTCAAATAATCACCATCATAGATCACTGAGGATGCAAATGTCTCTAATAAAACCAAAAGATCAGGATAATAGCTATCAAAAACCTTATTTCTAGGGTTCTTCTTAGTCATTCATATCTCCAAACAACTCATCAAGCTTAGCTTTAGTGTAGTTCTTAAGCTCCTCAACACCATCCTTGGTATCGTGGTTGACATTGACAGTAGTTTGAGTTGCTTTACCCTCAATACGGTCAGCCCATTCCTTACGCTCATAGTTATCTTCAAAACTAGCCATGATTTGAAGCATAGCATTTTTAGCCACAGGAGTTGCAGGAGGGATTGAGTTATAGACTTCAAAGCCTATCTTACTCACAAGAACTTCATCTACGTCTACTAGCCCCCAACGCATTTGATAAAGCTTCAGTGAGTCCTCATCCAAAAGACTGAGTTCTCGCATTGTTTCAGAGTAAAGTTTACCAGTTCTAGCCATACTAGCAAACCTCCAAAATTTGATATGCATCTTGTAGGGCTTGAACCTACAACATCACGCTTAGAAGGCGTGTGCTCTATCCAGTTGAGCTAAAGATGCTAAAGGGGATTAACCCCTAGGAGACATAAAATACCATGACAAGCCCCTGATAGGATTTGAACCTACGATCAAGCTTTTGCAGAGCCATGCCTTAACCTCTTGGCTACAGGGGCAGAGGGAGGTGAGAGGAAAAATACCAACAAAAACCTCTCACCATTCACCACGAAACAAACACCGCTCACAATGAGCAATCTATCCTAGCACACAGAAAGGAATAGGTGTGCCTGATAATTAGTATATCAGATTAGGGTTTCCTTGTCAACCCCTTTTTGGAAATAAATTCCTAAAAGTATTGCTTCTGCATCATCATCACATTCAACTTCATAACCAAGCTCTCCACAAAGCTCAATAGCCTTAGCTTTTGCATCAGCTCTCTTACCGTTTAGCTTAAATTCTTTTCTCCACACAGTTGGGAATACAAACTTAACCTCTTGATCCTTAAGCTCTCTTAAAACCATTCCTTGCACCTGTGCCAATTTCACAAGAGTTGCCTGATTACTTAAAATTTTTAGCTCTTCAATTCCCACAAGGTTAAACTTGCCATATTTCTCACAGAGTAGTCTCACAAACTCAGCAATGTAGTTGCCTCTCACAAGAAGGTCTTTGTCTGTGCTTTTAATTACACCATAATCAATTAATTTTTCATCTTCAAAAACTGCATATCCTGAACTTTTTGTGCTTAGATCTAAACTTAGAATTTTCATGCTAATAATCTTAGCACAAGAGTGAAATTCTGTCAACAACCCTTTTATGTTTTATCTGTACATAAATGATTCACATAGATAATAATACTTACTTAACCTTAATACCTGTCTCTTATACACATCTCCGAGCCCACGAGACTAGCGCTCATCTCGT